ATGGCCGAAACGAATTCCGCCGCGGATCCAGATGGGACGGGGATGTTCCAGACCCTGCAGACGTGGTTCCGGCAGGACCGCGACCATACGCATGACTGGCGGCGTGAGGCGCGCGAGAGCTTCGACATGGTGGCCGGTCACCAATGGTCACCGGAAGATACGGCCAAACTGAAGATCGAGCTGCGTCCCGTCGTGACGTTCAACCGCGTGGCGACCGTGATCGACAGCGTGGCCGGGCTCGAAGTGGGCAACCGCCAGGAGGTGCGGTTCATCCCACGCCAGCTCGGCCAGGCGGGCGTGAACGACCTTTTGACCGGCGCGGCCAAATGGATCCGCGACGAATGCGACGCGGAGGACGAGGAATCGGACGCCTTCGTCGATTTGATCGTCACCGGCATGGGGTGGACCGAGACGCGTCTCGACTGGACGAGGATGCGGATGGCCGGCTGAAGGTCGAGCGGGTCGATCCGCTCGAGATGTATTGGGACGGCAGCGCCACCAAGAAGAACCTCGGCGATGCGCGGCGCATGTTCCGCGTGCGCGAGGTGCCGCTGGAGGTGGCCGAGGACATGTTCCCCGGGGCAGACGCGGCCGATCTGCATGCCGGGTGGGCCGATGACGCGGGGGCCGGTCCCAACTCGCCGCACGACGCGCAGCAGGCCCCGTTCTATCGCAACGACCAGTCGCCTGAGATCGACAAGTCCAAGATGAAGGTGCGCCTCGTCGAGGCGCAGTGGTGGGACCACGAGAAGGTCTGGCGCGCCCTCGATCCGTTCACCGGCCGCGTCGTCACGGTGAAGTCCGACGAGTTCGAGGTCTTGAAGGCGAGGCTCGCGGCGCTCGGCCTGTCGACGCCGGCCGCCGTGGCGCAGAAGCGGCGCGTCTATTGGCGCGCGTTCCTCGGCGCCAGGCTGCTCAAGCAATGGCGCGGGCCGGACCAGGGCGGCTTCACGTACAAGTGCATGACCGGCAAGCGCGACCGCAACCAGGGCATTTGGTACGGCCTCGTGCGGGCGATGATCGACCCCCAGAAATGGGCCAACAAGTGGCTGAGCCAGGTCCTGCACATCATCAACACGAACGCCAAGGGCGGAATCCTGGCGGAAGCCGACGCGTTCGACAACCCGCAGGAGGCCGAGGACACCTGGGCCGATCCGAGCGCCATCACCTGGCTGTCGCCCGACGCCCTCCGGCTCGGGAAGATCAAGGACAAGCCGCAGGCGCAATGGCCGCAGGGGGTCGAAAGCCTGATGCAGTTTGCGATCGCGTCGATCCGCGACGTGACCGGGGTCAATCTCGAGCTCCTCGGCCTCGTCGACCGTGAGCAGCCGGGAATCCTGGAGCATCAACGCAAACAGGCCGGCATGACCATTCTCGCCGGCTTGTTCGATTCCTTGCGGCGCTACCGCAAGGAGCAAGGGCGGCTGATGCTCTGGTACATCACCGAGTTCTTGTCCGACGGCCGGCTGGTGCGCATCGGCGGGCCTGAGGAGGCGCGCTACATCCCCCTGCTGCGCCAACCCGGCACGGTCATCTACGACGTGATCGTCGATGACACACCGAGCTCGCCGAACCTCAAGGAGCGCACCTGGGCCGTCCTCGTCCAGATGATGCCGTTCCTGGCGCAGCTGCCGGTGCCGCCACAGGTCTATCTCGAGATCCTGAAATACGCGCCGCTGCCGGACACCATGATCGCCGACATCGCCCGCGCTGCCATGCAGCCGCCGCCGCGCCCACCTGTGGGCCCGGACCCACGGCTGCCCGAAATCCAGTCGCGCGCCCAGCTCAACGCGGCCAAGGCCAACCTCCACAATGCGCAAGCGGCAGCGGCAATGCTGCGGGCACGCGGCGATGTGGCCGAAAGCGCCGCCGCGGCCACCGCCAAGCGGGCAAGCGCAGCGCTCGACCTGGCCAAAACCGGCGCCGTGCACACTGGCCGCGCGATCGACAGCTTCAATGCGATCGCGGAGGCGCTCGGCCGAACCGCAGCGCCCCGTCAGCCGTAGCTTCCTATCGATCATAGTTGGAGAACCAGCCCGATGTCTCTCGATACACTGAGTGCGAGCGAACAGAAATATTTCGACAGCAAAGGCGCCACGCCGCCGGCCGACGCGGCGCCGCCCGCGGCCGCGCCGCCGGCGACGGATGCGGCGGATCCGGCCGCGGTCGCGGCACGTCCGGCCGCCGAGTCCAAGACCGTGCCGCTGGCCGCACTTCATGAGGAGCGCGAGCGGCGCAAGGAGTTGCAGCGGCAGATCGAGGACGTCAACCGTCGCGCCGACGAGCGGTTCAACCTGATCGCCCAGAAGCTGGCCGCGTCCGCGCCGCCGGCCGATTCGGCCAAGCGCGAGATTCCGGACCCGGAGAAGGACACGGTCGGCGCCATCCGCATGACGGCAGAAGAAGTGAAGGTCCTCTCGGACTTCAAGCGGCAGGTCGAAACCCAGGCGGCGCAGAGCCAGGCGATCCAGGCGGTCTTGGCCCATGCGTCGCGCCTGGAGACGGAATTCGAGAAGGACACCCCCGACTTCCAGGCGGCGAGCGCCCACTTGCGCGATTCACGGGCGCAGGAGCTCTCGGCCTTCGGCGTCGATCAATACCGCATCCGCCAGATCCTCGGCCTCGAGAAGCTGCAGCTCGCGCAGGCCGCACTGCAGCAAGGCCGCAATCCCGCGGAGGTCATCTACGCGCTCGCCAAGATGCGCGGCTATGCACCGGCGCGGGCGGGCGGCAAGACCTCTGCGGCAGCCGACGGCGAGGCCGCCAAGCTCGCGCGCATCGCGCGGGGCCAGGAGGCCGGTGCTTCTTTGGGGGCGGCGAGCGGTGCCGCGCCGGGCAAGACCGGCATCGAGGCGCTGCTCGCGATGAGCGATGCAGAGTTCGCAACCGCCCTCGACAAGATGTCGGCCGACCAGCTCCGCCAGCATTTTGGCAATTGAGCGCTTAACCCCTGTGGCGGCGTCGCCCCCGCGACGCCGCAAATTCGCCGGATCCGCCGGCTCAACTGATGCCGGCAGGGACAACACCGGCCCGGAGGATCGGCAAGATGCCCGGAACGTTCGACACCCTGTTCGACCACGACGAGCCGATGGGAGCTTTCGGCGGCTATCGGCCGCAGTTTCAGAACGTCGTCGCCAAGCTGGCGGACAACCGAAAGAGTCCTGGCCAGGTGACCCCGGTCACTGACACTGCCGCCGCGCCGGCTGCATATAGCGACGCTGCGCCAAGCGTGCTGACTTATCCCGACGGCTCGCCGGTGCTCGACGGCCAAGGCCATCCTTATCTGCAGCCGCCAGGGCTCGACATGCAAAAGAACCTCGCGATCGGGCAGGATATTGCCGACAAAGCGGAGCAGGTTCTGCCGACCGGAGAACCCCCGTTGGACCGCGACGCTATGTTCGCCCCTCATTTCATTCCGGGCGGCGATATGGACTACAAACGGCCGGACGGGACGTTTGGGTCGCGTGACATGCAGTTCCGCCCGGCCACTTATTACAATTACGGGGCGATGGCGGCGAAGGCGGGATATGGCGAGGAAGAGGCCCTTCGGAATGCGGGTCTCTACAACCGATATCTGGGCGGGAGGTATTTGGGCGCCAACGGCGTCAACACGCTGTTTGGCCATCCGCCAAAGCTGAAGAATCCTTATGGCCTCGACGGCGATGATGCGGAAGCATACATCCGGCAGGGCTATGAGGATTATGCGAACGGACGTTGGACGCCGAGCCCGTCGAATTGATCTTACGAAACGCTCCGATGATCGAAAACAAACGTCGCCTTTCGGACCGCATTACGTTGTGGCTCGCCTGGACCGCGATCGGGTCTGCTACGGCGCCGTTCGTCCTGCCAATCGTCGCGGTCTCCGCCTGGCTTGCCATTTCCGTTTACTTGGAAGTCTGGCGAAGCCACTACGGTCTTGGCTGTTCGGCGCATACGATTTCGGACGTGCTATCGCCATCAGGCCGATGGACCGCACGAGCCCGGCGCGTTCACTGTTTCACGATCTCACGAGATCCGGCGACCAATCAGTGGATTCAGGTCGTCCTCATCTCCAACGATCGGCCGCGCGTTTTCGCCCGGTATCGCGAGGTTTTTTATCGTTTCCTCGGCGATGAACGGCCCCGTGACGGCGGCCGGATCGCTTTGAAATGGACTGGCGATTACGCGTTGGAGATCGACACGCCGCCGTGCGAGCCGGCTTGCGAAAGAGCGGACAACGGCACGCCCCTATTGGCGCCAACAGGCATCCAACCATGCGACGCCGAATGCCGCAACGAAACGAGGGCGGCCAGCGTCCGCGTCTCGGTCAAGCCGCCGCAGAGCTAACTTCGAGCGCGCCGAAGTACGAGGCATCGCCAGCCCTGCGACTCCCGGCGCCAGGATCATCAACGACATAAGCGGCATCGCCGAAGCCGCCGCAGTATTGACCAGTGCTGAGCGTGCGAGCGCTGTTGTTTCGTCAACGCAATTGGCCATCTTGCCTACAAGGCATCTTGGCGCTTGATCCCCGCTTCGTGGTTCGCATAGCTTCCGAAATTGAAGCTGGCGAGTTCCGCTTAAACGTCGCCGGTCTTTGCGCGAGCGTATTTGCCGTCGTCAGCGACAGCGTCCGCCGCTCCCTCTTTCGGAATGAAACGCCTGATCTGCTGCAGAGCAGACGTCCGGCGGTCTATCCATGGCCCTCGCATCCTCACGTTTGCGCGGGGCGCTGCGTCATACGTGACGCCCGCGTGTCGACCCCGGACTCATCTCCCCCGCGATGTTCAGGGCGCCACATCCGCGCGCCGGCTCGCAACATGCCCGGAACCTTCGATACCCTGTTCGACGACGACGAGCCCATGGGGGCCTTCGGCGGCTATCGGCCGCCGTACCAAAACGTCGTCGCCGTACCCGCCAGCAACAGGCTGGGCCCCGGTCCAGTGACTCCGGTCACTGACGCGACCGCCGCATCCGGCGCAAATGGCGACGCCGCTGCCCCAAGCGTGCTGACCTATCCCGACGGCTCGCCGGGGATGGATATCAACACGGGTCAGCCATACCCGCGGCCCGATCGGCTCAACATGCAAAACAACATTGCAACGGGACAAGTTTTAAAACGGCTTGCCGATGCGCCCCCGGGAGATATTCCAAATCCGAACGTAATGTTTGCGATGTTGTTTCCTCATGGATCTCTGATGGACGACCAAAGACCCCTTGGTCGTCAAGATGGCCCATTTGACCAAACCAATACCAATGTCAGCGCCTACAACTTCGGGGTGGTCGGTGCTGCGGCTGGCCATGACCTCGAGGATCTCTTGAGGGGGGCCGGATCGTATAATCTCTGGCGTGGCAATCCGTCGCCCAGTCCAGTTGAGCCATGACAATCCTCAATCGCGTGGCTGTGCTCTCGGCATGGGCGGGTTTGGCCGCCGTTGTAGGCGTGATCGCCGTAATGATTGTCGGCCCGTTTGTTCGCGCCGGTTTGTCGGTTTACCTTGTTTGGCATCGGGGTTACGGGGTGGCGTGTGCCGGGCACGTACTTTCAGAAGCCCTATCGCCGTCGAAACGCTGGCTCGCCAAAGCCCGGCTTGTTTCATGTGGAGGCGTCGCTGGTGGGCAGTCAGTGGACGTCGTACTCGTGCCTAATGTCGCGATCCCGCTCGCGGTTCGCTACACGGAAGTGTTCTCGCGGCATATCGAAAGCGGCATGCGGGATCGGGGGGATCATCTTGCCGTTCATTGGCTCGATGACCACGCGCTCGAACTGGAAGGCGCGCCCTGTGTGCCGTGTCAAAGTGGGAGCTATCCTCGGCGGTCGTGCGATTGGGAATGCCGAGCTGCGAGTGAGGTGAACGGCATCACGATTCTATTGAAGCTGACGCAGCATTGACGCGTCCCGAGCGTGCGAGCGCTGTTGCTTTGTCAGCGCAATTGACCATCTTGCCTACAAGGCATCTTGGCGCTTGATCCCCGCTTCGTGGTTCGCATAGCTTCCGAAATTGAAGCTGCCGACCTGTGCGCGTCAGAACTCGCTACGCCCGCCTTCCGCAATTCGCAGTTTAAGTGCAGAACGGTGGCACCAGCCGCTGCCGATGCCTTTCGGCCCGCCGGTCCGTCATCCGACGCTCATCGCCCCCGCCCGTGCGTCATCGGGCGTCTCGCGCGTCGCCCGCGCCTGCGCGACATCGACCCGAAACCCATTCCCATTTCAGGAGCACCATTCCCATGGCGCAAACGTCATACGGGGTGAACGACCCGTTGGCCGTCAAGCTGTGGTCCAAGAAGCTCGCCGTCGAGGCGCTGAAGCAGACCTGGGCCAGCAAGTTTTTCGGCACCGACTCGTCCGCCCTCATCCACATCAAGGACGAAACGCAGAAATCCGCCGGCGACAAGATCACCTACGGTCTGCGCATGCAGCTCACCGGCTCCGGCGTTCAGGGCGACGGCGCTCTGGAAGGCAACGAAGAGGCACTCACGACCTACAGCGATGCGGTGCTGCTCAACCAGCTCCGCCATGCGGTGCGGTCGGCGGGCCGCATGAGCCAGCAGCGGGTCCCCTTTGACATCCGCCAGGAGGCGCTGTCGGGCCTGCGCGACTGGTGGGCGGACCGGCTGGACAGCAGCTTCTTCAACCAAATCTGCGGCAATACGGTGCAGACCGACACGCGCTACACCGGCAACAATGCGGCGATTACGGCGGATGCGAACCATCGGGTCGATGCGGCCGGCGGCACGGCGGACGAGAGCCTGACCTCGACCAATCTCTTCACGCTCTCGGTCATCGACAAGGCGGTCGAGCACGCGAAGACGCTGACCCCGGCAATCCGGCCGGTGAAGATCAAGGGCAAGGAGTACTACGTCGCCTTCCTTCACCCGTACCAGGTGACGGACCTGCGCACCAATACCAACTTCGGGCAGTGGCTCGACATCCAGAAGGCGGCGATGACCGGCGGCGAGATCGACGACAACCCGATCTTCGACGGCTCGCTGGGCGTCTACAACGGCGTGATCCTGCACTCCGACTTTCGCGTGCAGCAGGGCGTCAACTCGACCACGCCGACCACGCAGGTGACGAGCGTCCGCCGCGCCGTCCTGTGCGGCGCGCAGGCGGCGATGCTCGCCTTCGGCCGCGAGGACGGGCTCGAGCGCTACACGTGGGTCGAGGAGCTGTTCGACTACGAGAACGAGCTCGGCGTGTCGGCCGGCCTGATCTTCGGCCTCAAGAAGACGACCTTCAACAACGCCGACTTCGCGTCGATCGTGATGTCCTCGTGGGCGGTCCAGCACTGACCTCGTTTGACCGCCTCGCAACCTGCCGCCCGCCGGACGGATATTGCCAGGGGGCGAAGCCCCCTGGGAGCCCGGCCCAGGTTGCTCGGCGGCGAGCGGCCATCCGGCCGCTCGGGTGACTCACGGCGGGCGCCCGGCTTACGGCGCCGCCTCTTGCCGCACATGCAGAGGCATGTGCGGTTTCTTCTTTCGGAAGGATTCCTCCCATGACCAACTACAACTCCAACAAGGCGCAGCCCGGCGTGCAGCCGAAGCAGTTGCCCACCGGCGACATGGCGGTCTATGCCGCCTATGCCTTCCCGAGCGTGTCGCCGCCGACGCTCAACACCGGCGACACGATCACCATGATGACAGTGCCCACCGGAGCTACCATCACGGGCGTGACGCTCGACGTCGACAAGCTGGACACCGGCGGCTCGCCGGCGATCAAGCTCAACGTCGGCGACGCGACGGTCGCCAACCGGTTCATCAGCCAGACGACCGCGGGCCAAGCAGGCGGCTATCAGGTGCCGAACATCAACGGCGCGATCGGCAACCAGTACCAGGCGAATACCCCGATCCTGGTGACCGTGCAGACCGGAGCGGCGGGTGCCGTCCAGGCCGGCGCCGCCATCCGGCTGGTCGTCAACTACTCGATGGATCCGTAGAGGAGCCGTCAGCCGTCGGCGCTCAGCGTTCGGCCGGGGCGTATCTCCGCTGACCGCTGATCGCTGACCGCTGGCTGTTACCCGCTTCTCACTCAGCCCACGCCGACAGTGGGCTGGCTCGCCAATGCGGCGATCGTCGCGTCGAGCTGCTCGCAGGCAGCTTCGAGGCCGCACTGGGCGCGCTGGGGCAGAGCATCGCCCTCGCGCCGCAGATAGCTCATGACGGAGCGTCGCAGTGCCGCCAGGGCGCAGGCCATTTCGGCGCCGGTGCGCGGATCGGCCGTCATCGGAAGCTGCAGCGGCAGAAAGAGGATGCCGCCCTCGGGATCGAGCGCGCCTAGGCGGGCTGAGTTGGTCATCGAAATCCCCTGAGACAGCCCGGTTGATCGACAGTGCGTCAGGTTAGCCAGGCTTCGGTGTCCGATCTCGCGTCAACAAAGTGGCAAATGACCTGTCCTGTTCACGCAAGCGTCGTGTCCTTCGCAACCCCAGCAGGAGAAATTCCCATGAAGCTCAAGGGCAAAGGCAGCCATGGCTCACCCCGTCACACCGAAACCCGCGGGCCCGGCCCGGTCGCCGGTGCGGGCGAGCTCACCATCGGTCACGGTCCGGGACCGGCGGCCAAGCGCGTGCGTCCGGCGATGGCAAACGAGCCGCAGCCGGCGGCGAGCGGCGGCACGCCGGACTCGCCCTCCGCCGGCGACGACGACGAGGACTAGCCCGTACCGCCCGGCCTTCGCCGCCGGCTGAAAGCCAATCCGGATGGAGGTCTCGCGATGACGACCTATGGCGATATGCAGGCGCGGATTGCGGACGAGTTGGGTGGACGGTCCGACCTGTCCTCTCAAATCCAGCACGCGATCCAGTCCGCGATCGCCAAATGGGAACGCGAGCGCTTCTACTTCAACGAGCTGCGCGCGGCGAATGCGTTCAACACCGTCCGAGGCCAGGAGTTCTATGGGGCTGCGGACTACGCGCCGCTCGCCGCGCTCGCGCATCTCGACAAGGTGACGGTCCTGGTCAGCGGCAACCGCTACACCTTGTCGCCGCGCCTCGCGCAATATCTCGAGGACATCTCGGTCAACCCGATCGTCCAAGGCCAGCCCGTGGACTACGCATACTATGCCGAGCAGCTGAGGCTCTACCCCATTCCCGACAATGCCTATGCCATCAGCCTGCTCGGCACCACGCGCTTCGCGGCCCTCGTCAACTCGGGCGACAGCAACGCCTGGACGCTCGACGCCGAGGCGCTGATCCGCTGCGAGGCGAAGTCGGACCTCTACGAGAGCATCCTGCAACAGCCGGACCTCGCCGACCGCATGCGCGTCCTGATCCATGGTGATCCGACCAAGCCCGGCCACCGCGGCTATCTCTACGCGCTCAAGGCCGAGACGACACGGCGGACCGCGGTCAGCCATATGCGGCCGAGCTATTTCTGAGCCCATTTCGGGCGGTGCCACCGACGGTTGAAACCGCCTGCGGTCTTCAGCTCAGCCGCTGATTTGTTCCACCGGTCTCTTCGTCCGGCCCACCATACCGAAAGGACGACGCATGCCGTCAGCGCCGATCATCCTGCCGGTCGCCGAATGGGCGCCGGACATGCCGGCGTTCCAAAATCCGGGCTGCGGCAACGTGCGCAACGTGGTGCCGCGCACTCAGGCGAGCTATGGGCCGCTGCCGGGCCTCACGGTCTATTCGAACGCGCTGGCCCATCGTTGCCAGGGGGCGGCCGCGTTTCTCGACACCGCCGGTAACGTCAACCTGTTCGCAGGGGACGCCCACGACCTCTACGCGTTGACCTCGGCCGGGTCCACGTGGTCGACGGTCAGCAAGACCAATGCGCATCCGTATGCGGCGCCGAGCGACAGCATGTGGAATTTCGCGCTGTTTGGCCCGCGCGTGCTGGCCACGGATATCGCCGACCCGATCCAGAGCTTCGTGCTCGGGTCCTCGACCGCGTTTGCCGATCTCTCGGCGTCGGCGCCGCGGTGCCGCTATCTCGCCGTGGTGCGCAACTTCCTGGTCGCGGCCAACACCGACGATTCGACGAACGGCCCGCAGCCGCAGCGCGTGTGGTGGTCAGCGCTCAACGACCCGACGAACTGGCCGACCCCCGGTACGGCCGCCGCGGCGGAGGTGCAGTCGGACTACAACGACCTCTTGGGCGCGGGCGGCTGGATCCAGGGGATCGTCGGCAATCTCGGCACGGCGGACGGGGCGGTGTTCATGGAGCGCGCGGTGTGGCGCATGGTGTATGCGGGGCCGCCGGCGGTCTTCTACTTTTTCACGGCCGAGGGTGCGCGCGGCACGCCCGCACCCGGCTCGATCGTGCAGCTCGGGCCGCTCGTCTATTACCTTGGTCGCGACGGCTTCTACGTATTCGACGGCACGACCAGCCGGCCGATCGGCGTCAATAAGATCGATAAATACTTCTACAGCAACGTCGACCAGAACAACCTGGCGCGTGTCGTCGGCGCCATCGACCCGATCAACAAGCTCGTCATGTGGGCGTGGCCCGACCTTGCCGCGTCGAACGGCAATCCCAATCACCTCTTGATCTACAACTGGCAGCTCGATCGCTGGAGCATCGCCGACCTGACCGTGGAGACCCTGCTGTCGCTGATGTCGTTCGGCGTATCGCTCGACGCGATGGACGTCTATGGGACGTTCGACAGCATGCCGCAGTTTCCGCTCGACTCGCGCGTGTGGACCGGCGGCAAGGATATCCTGGCCGCGTTCGACCCGAACCACTGCCTCAACTTCTTCAACGGCCAGAACCTGGCCGCGACCGTCGATACGACCGAACTGCAGCCGTTCCCCGGACGCACGGCCTTGATCAAGAATACGCGCCCCCTGGTCGACGGCGGGGTGCCGTCAGTCGCGATCGGCACGCGCAACCGCCTGGTCGATGCCGCGGGTTTCGACGCCGCGGCGCCGATGAACAGCCTCGGCACCTGCCCGCAGCGGGCAACAGGTCGCTATGTGCGCGGCGAGATCACGATCCCGGCCGGCGCCTCCTGGACGCATATCCAGGGCCTGGAGCTGGACGCGACGCCTGCCGGAGTCAGGTAATGCCGGTCACCAATCCGAACGCCCAGCCGGTGCCGGAGTTTCTGGTCGACGACAAGGAACATCGCCGGCAGATCGCCCGCCGGGTCAACCTCATGACGCAGGGCAAGCTCAACGTGACGCTCGACGTGACCCTGGCCGCGAACGCGGCGGGCACCACCGTCACGGACCCGCGCATCAGCTTTTATTCGGCGGCGATCCCGGCGATGGCGATGACCGCCAACGCGGCGCGCGAACTGGCGAGCGGCAATGTCTACGTGGACACGTTGGTCAAGGGCAGTTGCGTCGTCCACCACAGCCCCAGCCCCGAGACCGACCGCACGATCCGCTTCCTCATCATAGGGTGATCTCATGACAGGCTTTTCGAGCCCGGTCGCCGGCGGCGGCCTCGACGCCTTGGGCGGCGGGTTGCCCGCATCCGCGCTGATGCAGCTGCTCGCGCGCACCGGCGTCAGCGGGCTGCCGGGCAGCCTGGCGCCGCAAGTCCCGACCTTGCCCGGTGCGCCGCGCGGGGCCGCCGGGCCGCTGCCGCCGATGCCGGCGGCGCCTCAGCCGCCGAACACGACGCTGGGCGCTCTGACGGCGCTCGGCAACGGGTCGCTGGGCAGGGTGCTCGCCGGCACTGCGGCCAGCACCCAGCCGTTCATGTGGCAGGCGAGCACCGGCTTGTTCGGGGGCAACGGGCCGTTGTTCGGCGTCGGCGCGCCGTTCGGGCCCGGCGGATTGTTCGGATCGACGCCTGCAACATGGGGCAGCGTCGATCCCTGGAGCACGCTGAGCGCCGCGCAGCTTGGCGGGCTGAACGCGGGGACAGGCATGGGTTTCGATACGGGTGCGGGCGCTCTCGGCGCTGGTGCAGCCGGCGCAGCATCCGCCGCCGCGGCGCCCTATATCGATCCGCTGGCGGCGATGATCGGCTTCTCGATGGGCGGCGTTTGATGCGGCTGCGCGCGGTCGCAGCGCACGACCTGCCGGAGCTCTGGCCGCAGCTCCGTGAGCGCGTGGCGAGCTGTTGCGCGCGCAGCGGCGGGAAATACGAGCCGCTCGACGTGCTGATGCATTGCCTGTCCCGGCGCATGGACCTCTGGCTTGCGATCGAGAATCGCGACGGCGAGAGCTGTGAGCCAGCCGCGCCCACGCATGCGGGGGCGCCGGCGGGCGACCTGGCTTGGCGGCCCGCGGATCGGGAGTGCGCCAGAATAGCGGCGCTCGCGATTACGGAGATCGTCGTCTATCCGCGGATCACGGTGTGCAAGCTGCTCGCGTGTACGGGCGACGACGCACAGCGGTGGATCGATCTGCTGGCGCCGCTTGAAACCTGGGCCAAGGCGCAAGGTTGTGCCGTGATGGAGCCGATCTGCCGGCCGGGATGGGAGCGCCAGCTGAAGCCGGCGGGATACCGCAAAACCCACGTCGTTTTGGAGAAGAGCCTATGACCACTCGGTTCGATCGGGAGTGCTGGATCTGCGACGCTCAGAACGGGATCGCGGCGTTCGGCGGCGGTTCCGTCCAACCGGCCGGGAACACGACCACGACGCAGACGACGAACCCGTGGCCGGGCCAGCAGCCGTATCTCGGCGATTATTTCCAGCAGGCGCAGAACTTCTACGACGGGGGTCCGACCAGCTTCAATCCGGCGAACGCGCCGCAGTATTATCCGGGCCAGACCGTCGCCCCGTTCACGCCCCAGCAGACGCAGGCGATTGGCATGGCGACGTCGCTCGCGCAAAACGACCCGACGACCGCCGCGGCGCAGAACGCCGGCAATCGATATCTATCCGGATCGATGTTGGGCGCCAACCCGGAGAACTCGCTCCTCTCGCCGTACACGAGCGGCGCCATGCTGAACAGCAATCCCGAGAACGCGTATCTGTCGCCGTTCCTCAGCGGCACTCTTATGAGCGCGCAGAATCCGTATTTCCAGGCAGCGGCGAACTCCACGCTCGCCAACGTGGTGCCCGGGCTCGAGGCGCAGTTCAACCAGGGCAACAGCCTCAACAATCCCGGCGTCGCCTATGCCGTGTCGCAAGGTGCCGCCAACGCGTTGGCGCCCGAGGCATTCGCGAACTATCAGCAAGGGCTGTCGAATGCGCTCTCTGCCGCGCAGCAGGTCGGCCAGAACTACAACACCGGCCAAGGCAGCCAGCTCGCGGCACTCGGCCAGCTCGGCCAGAATTTCAACACCGCCGCCGGCCAGCAGATCCAGTCGCTCGCTTTGGCGCCGCAGATCCAGGCCCCTGGCTTCAACGACAGCAGCCAGCTCTACAATGCCGGCGCGGAAAGCCAGGCGCAGAACCAGGCGAACATCGATGCCGCCATCAATCAGTGGAACTACCAGCAGCAATTGCCGATGCAGATGCTGGCAAATTACGGCAACTCGATCCAGGGCGGCTACGGCTCCACGTCGACGATCTCGCAGCCGTACTACCAGAACCAGACCGCCAATATCCTGGGCGGCGCGCTGGGCGGCGGCATGCTCGGCAACATGCTGGGTGGCTCGCTCGGCATCGGGTCCGGCATGGGCGCCTTGGGCGGCGCCGGGCTCGGCACGCTGCTCGCATTCCTATAACCGCGATCTGGAGCATGCCGATGGCCGGCTTCTTCGATTTGAGCGATCCCGACAACGCGGCTCTCTTGGGCATGGCCTCGGGCCTGCTGCAGGCCGGAGCGCCCTCGCGGCTGCCGATGCCGTTGGGCGTCGCGCTTGGCCGCAGCCTGCAGGCCGGCATTCAAGCCGGCCAGCGAGCCGAAGCCGGCAATCGTCTTCGCGCCGATCCCCTGGCCGTGCTTCGTCGCCGCCTCGCAGCGGCTGGCCCCGCTCCGTACGGCATGGGGCCGATCGGCGCATGGCCCGGAGTGTGGGGCGCCCCGCCGGTTTTACGGTAGCCACAATCCGCTGGCGCCCGCATGGCCGCTCCGACCGAGCGGCCTTTTTGTTTGGAGTGATGCATGGCCGAGCTCAACAACTCCGGCACGGGCCAGTGGTCGGAGACCGACGCCAACAACACCTCGCCGCCGCCAGACGGCGCACCAGTCGGCACGTTCCCCAACCAGGCAGAAGGCATCTGGCGCGCGATCATGGGGGCGCTCAAGCGCTTCTGGGACCGCATCAATGGGACCGTGACGACAACGGGCTCGGCCGGAGCCTATGTCTACGCCCCGAGCAATACGAGTTTCCCGACGGCCTACGTGCAGGGCGAGACGTATGTCTGGCGCGCCAACTTCACCAGCGTCGGCGGCGACACGCTAAACATCAACGCGCTCGGCGCCAAGGGCATCTACAAGCCGTCGACCAGCGGACTGACGGCCATTGCGGCCGGCGACATCCAGAGCGGCCAGATCGTCCACACCGTCTACGACGCCAATCTCGGGGGCGGCGCCGGTGGATTCCAGCTCATGAGCCCGATTGCCAACGGGCTCAATCCTGCCAGCCTCACGGCGAAGCCGTCCCCTTCGGCATCCGATCTGATCGTCATCGGCGATTCAGCCGCGAGCAGCGTTGCGAAGACGGCGACCGTGGCGGCCATTGTCGCTCTCGCCACTCCTCAGGGTGAGACCGTTTCGTCTCAAACCGGCGGAAGCTTCTCGGCCGGCACGACGAACAACACGCTCTACGTCGTGAGCAGTCAAGCCTCGGTCGCGACACTGCCGAGCGCCGGATCGTCCGGCGTGGCAGTCGGCTTCCGCGTCGGAGTCAAAAACCAAAGCGACGGGCTGGCGGTGTCAATCGCACCGCAAAGCGGCGATACGATCGACGGGCTGGCGAGCTATGCGGTTCCGGGCCGCGATACGATCTGGCTGGTCAAGGACAGCGCCGGGTCGTGGACGGTCGAGATGCCGCCTAAGCATCTCATCGGCGAGACGGTTCAGTGGGATGCGAATACGCTGCCGGCGGGCGGATGGGCGTGGAAGAACGGCCAGTCGCTCAGCACCTCCGCCTATGGCGGCCTGTTTGCGATCTTAGGCTATGCGTATGGCGGCTCCGGATCCTCGTTCGGCGTGCCGGACGAGCGCGGCCGTCTGAAGGCCGGCAATGACGCCATGGGGGGCGCCTCGGCAGCCAACCGGATCACGAGCGGCGGCTCCGGCATCGTCGGCACGACCACGGGCGCCGCGGGAGGAGCGGAGACAGTATCCCTTACGGTCGCGCAGCTCGCCTCACACAGTCACGGCGTCAGCGATCCCGGCCACGGCCACGGGGTAAACGATCCGGGGCATGCGCACGGTACAGCACAATGGCTTAGGGTCGATATTTCTGGCGGATACGGCTTGGGTGTATGTGGCTCCTGGGTCATATTCACCCCGGTGCTCCTTCATCCAATTCCAGCACTCCATTCCGAGAAAGAGAGGCGAGGCTCTTGTTTCGATCTGTGTGAAGAACGTCGGCGCGCGGCAGCGGAGGTCTGAGAGCACGTGATGCTGCGCAACTGTGAAAAGAAAAATTTGGAAGTCGACCGCGAAGAGATTCGGTTCGACCAGAACCGGAAAACCTCTGTTCACAGGATCGTAATAATTCAACCCGTGCAACTGTGGGCCGAAAAGACTGTGAATTTGAAATATCGCGCGGTCCAGCGCTGAGGCTCGGAACTGACGTGCGTTTTCTCGAAACGATCCGTAAGTGTTGAGGACCGGGTTGAAATCGATCGATCTCGGGCCAACGGCGAAGAAGTGCGGAATGAGGATCGCGACACGTGGGCTCATGCGCCGAACGTCTCCCTGATCGTCGTAGCGAATGACGAAAGGGCAGGCAGCTCCGCTTTCATTTTTTCGTACATCGCCCGAGCGTGCTCGCGGTCGCCTGCGCGAGCACCAAATTCTGTGCAGATCTCGAGGAATTTCTCCTTCGGCGTTACGATACAGTAGGAAGCCAGATAGTGCGGCGCCCCATCATATTCGACGATCACCGGAACGCGATTCATGATCGCGTGGTGGACGCGCGAGATCGAAAATATGTGATGATTTTCGGTCTTCTGAACCGATAGCGTCGCCCGCGTCCGCTCCAGCGTGCTATCGCGTATGAAGGTCGGCTCGAACGCTGTGGCATACGTCGTAAAGCCGAGCTGCATCAGCTTGCGCGCCATTTCCATGCGGCGCTCCGTGGGCTCGCCTGAAATGTGGAAGTCAATTTGGCGCGGGCGTTGTGATGGCTCGCGTAGCGTTGCAAATCCATCGAGATAGCCGAACTTGAGGAAGTGACTGTTCGGATTAATCGTACGACATACCGAAACCGACTCTTCGATCAAACACCACACAAACTCGGCATTTTGGGCTGAGACGCTGAAGTCCTGGAATTTCTTTCTCGCTTGTTCGGGCGTCATATCGGGCGCGCTATACAGGCCATCTTCCGTCAGATGCTCTGTACAGATGAGGCCGTAGCGATAACCGCGATGCTTCAACTCGGTCGCCTGCTCCGGCTTGTAGAAATATTCCCAGAAGAGATTAATGGCCCCGGCGTCAACGTGACTGAGATTGATGTCGACGCGATGGCCAAGTTGTTCGAGCGCCATCCTGATAAAACGAACCATGTCGTGCCCCAGCGACACGCGTAGGAAATGTAGATTAATGGTCTCGGCATGAGTGGCTCGCTGAAGGAGCGTGTTGCCGAAGCTCATATTGAAGTGCATCAGGCTTAACGTTAGCTGCGTGCTCACCAAAAGAAAAGCGGCCTAGCCGAAAAAGGATGGACGCCGGCATCCGTCACGCCCCCAGCGCCGGACACTCATCGAAGTTGCGTTCGATCTCAGCCTTGTGCGGCAGTTGGGTCCGATAGTTGGCGGCGATCTCCTGCGCTTGGGCGAACGCGGCCGCTCGGTCGCGGCCGAGATGGCCAAACCGGGCAAGGAAGTCCTCGGGCGACGTGAACGTCGGGAACAGCTGTGATTGGCGGGTGACCATGGAGGTGGCCTCGGCGGCGCAGCCGACGCGGGCATGACCGATCCGCGCCAGCCGCGTCTGCGGCGGCATGGCCCAGTCGGGATGCTGCTTCAGGCAGACATGTACGGCCGAGTAACGGATCAGGTCGATATAGTCGGCCGGCGGCAGCGCCACCGCCGTATTCTGCGCAAGGTTCACGCCCGGTGTTTGGAGATCCACCTTGCCCGCCACGGCCTCGAGGAACCGCCGACGATGCGGGGTGAGAGCGCCGCTGAACGAGAAATCGTGGCGCCACGCCGAGGGCGCGACTGGATTGGCCAGAAGCTCCGTATATCCCAGCTCGAAATATGTGGCGGGCGCGATCTTGCGCAGCGCCTCGACGTTGGACGGCACCGACGTGATGAAGCCCTTGTAGTGTTCGGCGATCGACAGGAAGTCGGCGTAGCGCCGGCGCCCGTCCCAGGCGCCGTGCGCATCGTCGAATTTGTCGTCGGCGATCACTTCGGTCACGAAGCAGATGAGATTGATCTTGCCGCGATGCGCCTCGAGGAACGGCTTGAATCCCGAGTTTTGAAACTCGAAGATGATGTTGGGGACATCGGCGCGAAACAAGCGGTCCGACGCCGACAGCTTGAGGCCCAGCTCCTCGCAGCCCGCCCATAGCCAGTCGATGAGATCCGAAAGCGTGGTCGCGCGGCCGCCGTGGTTCGCCGTGTTGATGTGGATCTCGCGCATGGGCGATTTATACGGCCTTCCGTCCGGCGGCGCACCAACGGCGCCAGGTCATGCGCAGCAGGCGTTCGAAATGGCGGGCATACGACCGCCCGTCGCACAGAGGCGACGTCGCGACGCGCGCTGGCAAGCCCCCGCGAAAGGCCGCGAGCTGTGCGGGATCTTGCGCCAGCCGTTCGGCGATTGCCACGTACTCGGCCGGCGTGCGGGCGATCAGGCCATCGAGCTTCAGGGTGTGCAGAAGAGAGGCGCTCCATCGGCCGACCATCGCGTCACCCCACAGTGTCACCACCGGGACGCCGACGGATAGCGCTTCGAACGTCGTGGTCGAGCCCGTGAACGGGAAGGGGTCCAAGGCGACGTCGATCTGTTCATAGGCGGCAAGGTGCGCCTGATAATCCGCGAGCCCCCGCCGAAATTCGACGCGCTCGGGAGCGATGCCGAGCCAGGTCAACATTCGCTGGCGCAGGCCTTCGTCGGCGTACCAATCCTGGAAGCCAAACCGGATATGCGCGCGCGGCAGGCGCTGCAGCAATTGGCGCCAAAGATCGAGGACGGCGTCGTTGAGCTTGGCCGGATTATTGAAGCTTGCAAACGTGACATAGCCATGTCGCGCGGCCGGCGGGCCGCCGATGTCCGGCACGCCCGCAATCGGGTCGTGAATGTAGAAATGAGGGAGACGGACGACGCGCTCGGTAAAGCCTTCGCTCGTGCGGCGCGGGGCCAGCAGCGGGTCGGCCACGAGGTAGTCGAGCGGAAGACCGCTGGTGGCCGGATCGTGAAAGCTGACCAACAGCGGTGCCGGCCGCAAGGCTGCGACGAGTGGCCGATTTCGGTCGAAGCGGCCGGCGAGGACGAGAAGGATATCGATCTCGTCGCGGCGAATAAGGTCGGCCGCTTCGGCATCGGAGCGGCCTTTGATGTCGCGCCATCCCTGCGCGGCGCTCTTGAACCGCGCTGTCATGTCATCCTCTCTCGCGATGTCGGCGTAGCAGACGGAGACGACGCGGTCGGGGTCGAGATTGGAGAAGAGCGGCCAGACGTTGCGTGCCACAGGGTGTCGGCTCAAGTCGGCGGACAGCCAGCCGATCCGGAGGCGCCGGTTTGGATCGGGAACGTTCGGGAAGGCCGCCGCCGGCGTCGGCGCCGCAAACCGCTCGCCGAACGCCCGGTGCAGGGCAAACCGTTCGGCTTGTCCGAGCGCCGGGTCATAGAGGGCGGCCGTCAGAAGCGACCGATAGCACTCCGCATCGCCGGGTTCGTCGCTCAACGCCTCGGCGTAGGTCGCGCGGGCCTCGGTCGGCCGTCCCGTCTTCTGGAGGATCTCGGCCAGCCCCTTGCGCGCGCCGGCGTGCGAGGGAGATACGGCAAGAACCTGGCGGTAGGTACGTTCCGCCTCGAAGCGTTCGACCGTGCGCAACGCGGAGGCGAGGTTCATCAACGCCGGTACGTAGCTCGGCGCCAGCGACGCTGCCTTCCGGAAGCTGGCGATAGCAGCGGGAAGATCGCCGCTGTCGTCCAACGCTTTGCCGAGATTGTTGTGGAACGGGGCCATATCCGGCCGTAGTGCCGTCGCCCGCTTGAGCAGCCGGACGGCGTCCACAAGCTCGCCGCGTTGCCCCGCCACCAGACCCAACAGGTGGAGCGCGTCGGCGTTCTCGGGGTCGTGATCCAGCACCTCGCGATACGCCGCTTCAGCCTCGGCGAGACGCCCCGACTTCTGGGCAGCAAGCCCGCGTTCGAGCCGGGCGCGACTCTGGTCTGCAACTCTGCCGGACATGCGGCTTTGTAACAGGAAAGCGGTGCCTTCTGTAGACGCCGCGACGCTGCTCGCCGTGCCCTGATGGCCCGCCCACCCGCCTTTCTGCCAGGAGACCCGAGGCCGATGACCAAAGATCGACCGCTGCACCCGCTCGCCGTCGCCCTGCGTTTCTTCTGCGGCCGCAAGGGAGCGGCGATGGCGCGGGCGCTGATCACGCTCTGGACATTCGCCGGCTTCGTCTTCGGCGGGTTTGGGACATGGGCGATCCGTGCCGCTTGGACGGAGTTCAGGGCGATGCGGACCGACATCGCCCAGATCAACGCCTACATCGCGGGCGACGACGCGCGCTGGCAGGCGCTCCGCAGCGATCTCGACGGCGTCCGCGCCGACACCCGGGTGCTCGCTGATCGCGTCAACGGCATCGATGTCCGCCTGGCGCGAGAGGAAGGCCATCATGACCGCTGAAGCCGAGGAGCTGCGTACGGCGGCGATCCGTCCGGCGCTGAAGGCGCTCGAGCCCTTCGTCCCATATTCCCTGGCTGCCGAGAACCTTGTGCTCGGCACCGCCGCGCACGAGAGCGGCGGCTTCAAGTGGCGCCGGCAGCAGGGCGCCCACGGGATCCCGACCGGGCCGGCCCTGGGCCTGTGGCAGATCGAGCCCGCCACGCTGACCGACATCTACGACAATTTCCTGAAGTTCCGGCCGCGATTGGAGCGGGCGATCGAGTCCTGTCTGCCGCACGGCGAAGCGCAGATCGACCGGCTCGCGCAGCTCGAGGCGAACGATCGCTATGGGGCCGCTCTCTGTCGGCTCAAATATGTCCGCTCACCCATGAGGCTGCCCGCCGACCCGAACGACGTGTTCGGGATGGGGCGCCTGTGGGCCGCCGTCTACAACACGCGCTTTCCGGCACAGCGCTTCATCGACGATTACCGGCGTTACGTCGAGGACATGACTGACGCCCAGGTTGCCGCGCTCGCGGCGGCCGCGTCGACGCCATGAGCGAGGCCGTGGCCGGCCTGTCCGAGCTGTGCCTGTTTCTCGCCCTGGCCGTGGCGATCGTCGCGGCCGTCATCCCCTGAAAGGAGACCCCATGTCGTTGCAGACTGCCGCCACGAACCTCAAAGCCGCAGCATCGGCCGCGATCGGCGCGGTCCAAGCGGAGGCGACGAAAGCGGAGGCGGCCAAGGCGGGCTTTCTCGCCTCGGTCGAAAACGAGATCGGGGCCGGGCCGATCGGCATCGCCGCCTTCTTCCGGCGGGGCTGACGCCTTATGCCCACCTGGCTGGTCAATTTGCTGGGCGGCGGTCTGATCCAGACCATCGCCAGCTTCATTCCCAATCCTGAGGAAAAGGCGAAGGCGCAGCTGGCCATGCAGCAGGCCCTCGTTCAGGCGGCGATCGACGAGGCAAAGGACCAGCGCGACGTCGACAAGACCGAGGCGGCCAACCCGTCGATGTTTGTGGCCGGGTGGCGGCCGGCGGTCGGGTGGCTCTGCGTGGTGACGCTCTTCTACCAGTGGATCGCCGCGCCGTTCCTGACCTGGTCGGCGAACTGGGCGGCCGTGGCCTGGCACTGGACGATCCCGCAGCTGCCGCATCTCGACGGCACCGACACGCAGACCTTGCTGTACGCGCTGCTCGGCATCGGCGGCCTGCGCACGGTCGACAAGATCACCGGCAACGACACGGTCGCGGTCGGGCTCGGCAAGATCGGCCAAGCGATCAAAGGGGCTGTCAAGAAATGA